CTGACCTGAGGTTAACTTAGGTGTAAAGGTCGTGCAGGTAATCCCACCAGTCACGATTCCATTAGCGTTATTTTTACCCCACTGCATCAGCCCATCTGCATCCACCCCTGAGTTAATTGGATAACACAGAACAGCACCAGGTATCACCCAAGCTTTAACTGTGGCATCATAGGTGCAGGTTACTGTGGCTGGAACATAAGCCCAAATGAATGCAGGTGCATGATCTAAGGGAATTTCATCATCGATCTCTGAATTGAAGGTGCCATCCTTGGACTTCTTTAATAGTCGCATTAATTGCTTTGCGGTTTCAAATTCAAAAGCTACTGGGTCAGGCATGTTAGAAGAATCCTAGTCCTGGTAAGGTTGCAAAATTGATGGTGCCGTAAACATCTGAACTAGCAAAAACTATATAGCTATTAGCTGCATTCGCTGCAGCTTTTTTCCCTGCTCCATTAAGTCGAACTGGCTGAGTGATTTTAACCCCACCTTCAAAGATAGGTGCCCTCTCTCCATCATCCTTGCGGATCCGATATCCCATGTCTAATAAGTGCATATCCCATCCTATTACTGTTTCCCCATCCACTGGATCTAAGCTGGTGTTGATTTCGATTTCATAGGTTAGCCTCCAGTATTGATAAGATCCTTCCAGCAATAACTCAGTGTTGATGTTCTTGATTTTGCCAGTCTTGGCCAAGATCCTTAGGGTGCATCCTGTGCCAGTGGAAAAAGTTACTGTAGATGAATTTACCTTGCCTATGTAGGTGGCCAAATCATAGCTATCTATCGTGCTTACATTGCACCCAATGGAAAACACTGGCCTAAACTTTTCCACTGTAATAGGTGGTACAAATGGATCGCCTGCAGAGTTGTTAATGTTCGGCACTATGTAAGGGAATGAAACAAAATTAACCTTGAAATCTGGTGGTCTTAAGGTTGGTTCTGCTTCTCTATCTGCAGGTTTTTGCCCTGCCTGTTGGGTTTCCACTGCGGGTGGTGGAGTGCTGCCACTGGGTGATGATGATGCTGCATCTGGGTTTGATGAATATTCAACAGTGACTTTCCAAGTCTGTGGATCATCCTGTTCGGGTGTGATGTTTACAGACTGAGCATAACTGTCATCATCCCCAGGGAACAAATCCCCAATCTGTGGGCAGTTTGCATGGGCATAAATTGCATCATAGATACTAATATCAGTCTGCTCTAGGGTGTCGGTGTGAACAATGAACGATCGCAAAAAAGTATTCTGATAGGACTTATCCAGAGTTCCTTTTCTCTCCTGCCACAGCTCTTCAAATAGATCTATCGCCATGGTTATTTCCTTATGGGTTCACTGCAACAGCAATGGCTTGTGGTCTTGGCATTGCTGCGGGTAGATTCTTAATAGCTTCTGCAATTTCTCTGGCAGCTTCTAACTGTTGGGCTTCTACCTCTGCAGCAGCTTCCATCAGTTGCCTGATTTCTTCCTGAACATTTTTAGCCTTGCCCATTTCATCAACTTTGACTTGGAATTCTGCAGCCGATCCAGCCTGCACTGCGGATGCAAATTGCTGTGGACCGCCTTGCCCAGTAGCTTGTTTAAGTTTGGCAATGGCATTAGCACTACCAAGAGCAAAAGCCTTAACACCCTCTGGCCCTTCATTGAGCATACCCTTAAGTTTTGCTACTTCATTTTCATATTGCTGTAGTGGTGTGATGTTGTCGGCAAAAAACTTTTTCCACCCTGGTTCTTCTATGCGCATGGGTTTCTGGACTTCATCACTAAGCTTTTGCCATTGTCTATCAAATTCGGCCAATTCCATTTCAGCTAGCTGCATCTCTTCTTCTAATGCAGTTAACCAAGTTCCACCACCATTGGATGCAGGTTGCATCATGTTATTAATGTCTTCTGGACCAAAACCACCACCAGCACCACTAAAGTTTGTATCTGCTAAATTCTGTGCATTTTGTGCTGCCAGATTCAAAGCACCTGCAAGGTTGTTAACCCCATCCGCTGCATTGTTTGCGCTGCCACCAATTGTTTCCACCCCTGTTGCCCAGTCGTAGACATCTGCACCAGATTGAACGATTGCCACCCCTGCATCTGCCACTGGATCGAGAATATTGTTCTGAATCCATCGGGCCATGCTGTCACCCTTTTTGACGATGTCGATAGTAATTACCACCACATCTTTGGCAAAACCAAGTAACCATTTAAGGTCATCAATAAAAGGTTTTAAATCTGCTAGCATTTGGGCTGCAGCTTTTTGAACCTGTTCAAGCATTTCATCAATGGTCATTTTTTCGGTAAAGATAATCCACTCATCCACAATGCTGGACAAATTATCCATCACCATCCCAGTGGTAGTGGAAACAAAGGCACCTATCTTTTGTAATAGGGGTTCTAGATCCTCAGCCTTTTTAAAAACAGAATCAAAGAAGTTGGTAACAGAATCGCCAAGGTTGACTAAACCAAAACCCTCTAGAAGACTGGTGCCAAGCTTTTGCATTAACACTTCAATATTGTTGGTAAACCTGCTCCAGACTCCTGAAAAACTGTTGGCAGATTCCTGTGCTGCTGCTGCCATGTTTGGCATTGCTGCTGCATCTTGTAAACCCACCGCTGCATCCGTAACTGATATCAGCCCTGCTGCTACTCTTCTCTTTAATTCATCAACACTGATACCCATCCTGCTTGCCATGGCTTCAAAGATCGGGATACCCTCTTCAGCCAATTTGCCCAGGGCAGACATAGTTGCCACACCCTCACTAGCCATGTCAGCTAGTTTGTCTGTGATCAGGGCTACAATCTTTTCGGGATTTCCTAAAGCTACACCCAATCGGTTAAAGTCCTTGATTAAACCAGTAACTACATCGGGTCGGAATTTCATTTGGCTTAATCGGGTAGCAGCTTCACCCAGTGCATTAAAGCTGGCACTTGGGCCAGTGGTCATAATTTGCTGAAGTCCTTTGGCTATCCCTTTAAATCCGGTGAGTGCCTTAAGCCTGTTATCTAGTTCCTGAAACTTGCTGCCAGAATCAATAACCTTGGCACCCAGATCAATCACAGAGGATGTAATCTTAGTTACCAGATTCAAAGCACCATCAAAGATTTTGCTAAATGCACTAGTGAAGAAACCTATGCCGAGCATATCTGTGATTTTCATACCACCACCCGCTGCCTTGGGTGCAGCTTTAATCATTTCTTTTGCGTTGTTGCCCCTACCCGCTGCAGCATTAATCTTCTGTTCTGCATCTGCCAGTTTCTTTTCAGCCTTCTCTAATGCTGACAGTTCTTTAGCAAGTTTCGCAGCAGCTCCTGAATCAATCATCATTTGTTTTGCTTGCAGTTCTAATTTTCTGGTGGCTATGTCTGTTTCAATGTTGTTGGATTTTTGGGTGGCTAAGTTAAAAACTTTTGTCCTTTGCAATAGGTTCATGGCTGCCCATTGCTTTTCAGTTGCAGTGGTTATTTTGTTGGATGAATTGGCTGCACTTGAAAAGCTGTTTCCTAGATCTCTAGATTTTGCAGAAGCATCTTCTATGCCTTGCACAAAATTTGATAGGTCTGCTGTAACACTTAGACTGGCTCTACCTAGACTTGTATCTGCCATGTCTATTTCCTTTTCTTAGTAACTAACCCACCTAACATCGCTGCCAACTGTGCTGGGGTTTGTTTCTGCTCTGCTCTCTCACCTAACCAGTCAGGGATAAAATCAGATAACTTGTGTTTGCTGGTGCTGGTGCAAGCCACTTGGGTGTGCTGCATGCTTCCAGCTAAGAAATCTAATCGCGCATCCCCTATGGGTTCGATCCTTGCAAATGCCACCCACTCCATGAATTCGGAATGGCTCATCTCCTGTTCAATCTCTGACACCATCTTTTTCAGATGTCCAGCCAATCTAAATAAAAATAATCTAGATGGGCTTTCCCTTAGTTTTTTTCCGCATCCTCTACTGCACCTGCACCTATTCGATTGATCTTAAGAATCGCATCAAAGATCTTTTCAAGGATTGTTGCAGGTAACACATTCACTTCTGCTATATCAGCCTCAGTAAATAGCGGTTTTCCTAATTCATCGCAGCACCCTTTTATAAGCATCCTTGCTCTAAGGTTGTCAGGGGTTTTACCCTTAGTTCGGGCTGAATTGAATTCGTTATCTATATAATCGCGTTCACCAACAGTAAGACTTCTGACCCAGACAGATCCTTCCCACTCGGGTACCAAAACTTCCTGCCTAGGCAGGTTGTCTTTTTTTGCAAGGATCTGTGATCGCGATAAAGCCATGAATAAACTCCCTTAGTCTGGGTAACAAATACCCGAGACTTTAACAGTGAAACTACACTTGATAAGTTCATCACCAACAGCAATGGAACTAATACCCCTGCTGGTGATAAATCCATTAACAGTAACTGAAAAAGATATGGGTGCAGGAATTGCAATTACAAAAGCTGATTCAGTGCGAGCATATGCAATGGCATTTAATGCTGCAAAATTCGCAGAGGTCAGATTGCATTCAAAGCTCATTTCACCTGCATCCTCTAATCCAGCTATGAATTCATGAGCTTGATTAGATGTGCTTAAGTTAGTCACCTGAATCGAACCAATTTTGCTAACTGGTGGAGTAATGGATATCACCTCAGCAACAGCAGAACCAGCAGTAAGGGTAACACCATAAGTAGATTGAACAGCCATAGTTCTAGCCTCCAAAAAAGTCGGTTACAGTTTCAGTAAATAAGACCACCACATCAATCGTTGCTCGGTGGATCCCAGTATCTTTTGCAGATTCCAGATCCCACCCCACATCCTCAGAATCTAATCTAGACTGGTGGATGTAAGTGGTGTCCCAGTTTCCCTGAAACCCATCTACCCTTAGTCTAATTGATTCCACTATCGATTCGCAAACTGTACGGCTTGTAGCAAAAATGTCACAAGTGATCCTTGCAGTGCAGACACCAGTAGCCCCACGCAAAGTCAACTGCCGATCAACAGATGTTTTTTCATATACCAAAAGTGGTAACAGTGCATTCTGCGGGCTGGCATCTGGATAGATCCTAGTTCCCAGCAGTGCTGTGATAGATCCTTCACCAGTCAGGTAGGAATAGAAATCGGATTCAATCATTTCTTTACCCCTATTTTAGAGATAATTTCAGCCATCTTTTCTGAGAATCTATTGAATATCTGTGATCCAGCAGCAGCAAGTGCAGTCTTCATGAATGGTTTTGCTGTTGCACCAGGATGCTGCCAGCTTTTAAATCTGCCAGGCATAACTGGACCCACAAAGCTTTTCTGTTTTTCTTTGCGCCTTGGTGAAATTGTGTGTGATGCTGCGCCTCTTTCCACTAAGTGAGCATAGCGAAAAGGTTCAATTTTAAGACCATTTTTTAATGTGATTGATGTACTGAACTTTGGACCCACTAGTCCTAATATTTTCTTTTTACTTCCC